CGGTGGTCGCCGTATCATACTCCATCACCCTTTTGTATATCGTATATTTGCTGTGTTCTTGCTTTATAAATACTATAATCTACTTCTCCTGTGGATTTTCTGTCGAGTTCACTTATATCTTGTTGCATATTAAAATAAGCAGTTGAAACATATTTCCACTTTTTAGAATATTCTCCGTGGTCGTTTGTTTCCTCTGCTCTACTTATATATACTTTTGTTAAATCTCGTAATAACATTATTTAAGCCTCCTTAATCCGTTCTTGACAATGTCATTTCTCAATTTGTCAATTATATCTTCATATGAACTTGATATACTTCCTTCCCCTCTACTTTGCAATCCTTCTGCACCTCTTGCCAAATATATTGCTTTTGTGGCTTTCTTTATATATGGAAATAACTTTTCATCTTCTGATTCTCTATTAGAAATATCAGAGGCAATAGATGTTACTTCCTCTAATATTTCTTTTAAGACCTCTTTATCTTCTTCTCTATAATTAGCTCCTAAATCAGCTATTATTTTGTCTATATTTTCTTTCTTAGATTCTTTTTCCATCTATTGCCTCCTTAATTATTCTGCTTTCTTTTTTGCAGTTTCTTTTACTTCTTCGTATTCAGATTTATTTTTATACATTTCTTCAATTTCTTTTACAATAGTTTCTACTACTGCTCCTGTTACTTTATTTTTAAATTTCATAACTTACTCCTATTCTGCTACACTTGAGTATATAGCAACTTTTTTGTTATTTCTTACAAACGCAGTATAGTAAATTCTTCCTTCTACTAAACTTCCTGATACTCCTGGTGCATCTGTATGAATTTTATAATCTGCTAATTTAATAGCTTGAGTAGTTGCAATTGCATGAGATAAAATAAAGTTTTGTTTTTCTGGTAGTAAACTAGATGGTACTTTTTGAATTGTTGTTCCATCCATATTTGCTACAACACCTTTAATTCTCATATTTTGTCCTATTTCTGTGTCTAGTACTGCCGATTTATCTTTCTTTAAGTGTGAATGGAAAGATGGAGTACATGTTGCAACTCTACCTTCTTGAGGTACTTTTCCTTCGTCTAATACTTCATTTCCTGCTACAAGAGCATCATAAGCATTATTGTCTGTTATTGTTTCAGTTTTTGTTGTTCCTGCATTATCTGCCATTTTCTTATATGTATATTGGTCAACTTCTGGAATAACAACTTCTCTTAATTGTCTTGCTAATGCTTTACCAGCATTCATAGCACCTAAAGTTTCTTCTTCATCCATTTTATCAATTACGAATGTGAAACTTCTATCTTTTTCCATAGATACTTCTTGTACTTCATTTTCTAAATCTTTTGGAGTACCATATCTTGATGTTCCTGCTGTATTTCTTCCATAGTCTCCCATTTCTGCTACACCTACTGAATAAATTTTAATAGAATGTGCTCCTATAAAATCATAATCTTTGTTTGTTACTAAACTTGTTTTACTTTCTGCAGTAAATCTTTCATCTACTTTACTTGAAAATTTTGTTGCTAAATTTATAGCCATAATTAATCATTCCTTCCTTTTTAAATACTATCAAATCCCTCTAAGTAAGGGTCTTTTTCTTCAACACCTGTTGTTTGTTTTTGTGTTGGAGTTTTTTGTTTTAGAGCATTATTTAGATAGTTTTCTCTATCTTTATTTCTTAATGCTTCTATTGTGTCTATTGCAGTCTTTACTTGTTCTGCATTCATATTTTCAAATTTGAATAAGTCTAAATAGCCAATTGGTATTTCTTTTTGACTAACAATATTAATAGCCTCATCTTTTAAAGTTCTAGCATTTTCTCTAGCCTCATATTCTGCTATTTTCTTTTCATATTGTTCTTTCTCATATTGTGCTTTTTCTTCCTTATCCATTTTTGCTAATTTTTCTGCTTCTGCCATTTTGGTTTTACTTTCTTCTTCCCAATTTGCTCTTGCAGTCTTTAGAGCGTCTGAAACTTTTCTGTCATATTGACTTTGTAGTTCTTTATCTCCATTTAATAAATCAATTAATGATTTTTTTGTTTCTGTTACTTCTGCAGTCCCAGTATTTTCTGTTGTTGCTTCTGCCCCAACTTCTTTGTTTTCGTTTTCCATTTTGTACTCCTTGTCCCAATTTGTTCAATAAAGCCCAAACTGTTACTTAAAATATTTCGTTTGTTTTATAAAGCCTAACTATCGATAAAACGGCATAAAAATAAGAGCCTGTCGACTTGGCTCTTGATTTATAATTATAAAATTTTAATAACTTATTTATCTAATGTTTCTTTTGATAACTCTTTAATTTCGTTCTTTATTTCATCTTCTATATATGTATTTATTATACATAGTATTGGTCTAATTAATGTTATAATTGTAAATATAACCCAATACCAAGTTGGCATTTGTAATTTAATACTTAATATTAATAATAATATCCACATATTTTACACCTTCTTTCCATAATAAAAGCACCTACTTGTAATAGGTGCATATTTTAGTATTTTTTACATAAACTATTGATTATTAGCCTAATTTATAATATAATTAAGTTAATAAATATTTATTTGGAATTGGTTGTGACACCCTAGTGTTGCAGTCAATTTCTTTTTATTATTTTATATCATCTTTATATCCATCATAAAGCATTCCAACTTTTTCTAACATACCTTTTTGTTTTAGTTTTTTCTTTTCGTCTTCTGGATAATTGCCCTCTAAAAAATTCATTATTTCTTCATAAAGATTTACCCAATATTCTCCTGTTCTTCCTGAGCCTTTTGTTTTTTCTATTAATTCATCTACATACTTCATATTATTACCTCAACTTGTCTAATAGATTATTTAAATCTACATATTCTTGTATATTTCCTTGTTGCATTATATCATAAATTCTATCTTCTAGGAAGTCTATTCTTTGATTTACTGGCTTTTCAAACAATATTTTTGCAAATTCAAAATTATCTTTTCCTATATGTGTTTTATTATTTATTTCTTTTAAGATATTAACATTTTCATCATAAGCCGATGCTATTATTGGTATGTTTTCTTTTTTACTTATTTCTTGAGTATAAAGTTGTACTGTTGCTTCTTCAATATCTGCATATTTTTTATAAATGTCTTTATCATAATAACTAATAGAATGTGCATGTAATTGTTCATGTAATAATATATGTGGTGCTGTTTCATTATTTATCCTTATGTTGCAACTCCATAATTTACCTGGTATATTTTTATTATCTATTATTAACTTACCACTCCATTTACTTTTATTGGTTGTGTACTTATTTGCTATATTATTAGTTTCTTTTGCTAATTGTCTTAATTCTTTATTATTATAGGTTTTTAATCCTTTATTTATAAGTGATTTCATTTTTGGAATATTATCTTCTTTTTCAACTGGTGGTAAATATATAATATAACTATGGCACCAATGGAAAAAATTATTGATAGGTGGTGCATTGACGCCTTTTACAAGTCCAAACACTCTTACTTTTTCTTGTCTTATATCTTTTACTGATGTACCTGTATATCTTATAAATTCATTCCAATCATTAATATTAAATATCATTCTATCCATATTCATGCACATAGGAGTAACATTATCACATCTATCAGAAATAAATTGTACTTTTGCATTTTTGTCAAATACTTTTATTCCTTCAACTTTAGCCAGGTTATTTAGTCCTATCAAGTTTAAATCAACTGCTCCTGATATTTTATCGCCGTTAATATTTAACTTTTGTCTGTTTTGCTGTTGTATTATTCGTTGAAACTCATTAGAATCGATTTCTAGCCCTTTTTGTTGTTGAATATTAATAATTGCTTGTTTGTATATTTGTTGTGCATTATATTGCATCGTTGTTTCAATGTGTTGTTTCCAAGTTAATCCATTGTAATTTGCCATATCTAGCATAGACAAAAAAATAGCATCTGGTATAATTGATGCTTCTTTTTTGTTTTCTTGTGCTTTTATTGCTTCTTCTTGTCCCTGGATATAATAATAATTTACATCATCTTTAATTATATTTAATTCTGTTTCTTCTAATTTGTTTTGTTCTTCTATATAAGCACTATATATTAGTAATTCTAATATTTCACTATTTTTTACTCTAGTTCTATTGTAAATACTTTTAGCCAACATTCCAAAATAGCCAGTTAATAAACCTTTGTCTTTCCATTCTTCTATATATGTATTTAATCTATTTTTTATTTTGTTGTCTGCTATATTATATAAATTATTAAAATCTATATTAAAACTATTAAATATTTCTTGAAGTTTATTTTGGGTTTGTTTACTTACTTTATTATAGACTTTTTTAAGTTCTAGCATTTTATTGTTATGGTATTGCCAATTATTCATTCACAACACCTCTATTCTATTTGTTTCTTTATTTCTTTTTCTTGTTCTTTTTTATTATCTACATTTAACTTAGATGCTTTTTGTGTTTTGGTTAAATCTGATACTTTACTATCTTCTTTTTCGTTATTTTCTTTTGTATCTTCTTCGCTTATGTTAGATTGTCCCATCATTTCCATTTGTTTTAAGTTTGTTTCTATATTTCTTTTATTTTGTGCATCTAATTTATTCATTTCACTTGTATAATCTAAGCCTAAAGGTAATCTTTCTGTTATTGTTTCATCACTTGCTAAACCTCTTAATTTTAACCACATGTCTATTACTTCACTTTCATTTGCTGGTAAATTATTTGGTAAATCAACTGTTATATCTCTAAAATCAAATTTAGTTCCTTTTTTTAGATTTATTCTATTGAATATAAGTTCCCATCTTCTTAAATAGCCTTTTTTAAATTGTTGTATCATATTTACTGTCATCATTGATAGGCTAAAGAACTTTCTATCAATTGCACTTGCATTATCTGCATTTGTAAATCCTAAATCAAATGTGTTTGGTACTCCTGCCATCATAAGTATTAAATCTATATATGTTTTTAATGTATTTTGTATTGCACTATCATTTATTTCTTTTAATACCCATTCTGCCCCACCATTTGATTTATCTGGGAAATATAATGTTTTACTTTCTAATACTTTTCTATCTTCAATTTCTCTTGCAGGATTTGGTACATATATTGTTTTTGTTTCTCCATCTTGTTCTACTTCTTTAGATATTACCATTTCATTTTCTGCTTGATATCCAAATATTGCTAATTTTGCTTCATCATTATATTGAAACATATTACTTGTATTTTTTATTAATTGTTCATATTTAATTATTGTATCAACAACACTTTCAAATATACTTTCATCAAGTTCTACTGCAAATGCTGGTACATCTCCCCAATTGTGATTTTCGTATTCTGTTACTAATTCAGTATATGAATCTACATTTTTCTTTTCTTTTTTATCAAATACTTGTCCATCTTTTGCAAATTTTCTTGTTCCATTTTTGTCTGTTATTTCTACTATTAATCTTGTAGTTGAGTTTACATTTTGCTCTGAATGGATATTTACAATTCCTATTAGATTTCTAGGCACATTATAATCGTATATAGCAACTGTTTGTAATGGATCTAATCTTGAATATACTATTTCGTTTTCCTCATTTTCGTATATTAGTTCATACGCACCTCTTAGGCCTAAGGCATCACATACTAAATCATAATGTTCTGTGCTATCATCATTAAACTTTGTAATATAATCTATTACTATTTCCATTTTTTGTTTATAATTTGTGTCTGAAATTTCTTTACCTAATAATTTTTTTATTAATTGCTTTTTATTTTCATCAACTGTATCATTTACTGTATATACTGGTGCTTTTCCACCTAAGAAACCACTAGCAATTAACCATATATATTTTTCAAATGTTATATTTACTTTCTTTC